TGGAATCAGCCCTATTTTTCTATTCTTCCCTAAAGTTTAGCGGACAGTAATAATTTCCATACGGAAATATCGACAGGGTCGCCGGAGTTGAGCATCGTGCGAGCGGTAGATATATGTATCGAGCGAGCCATTATGAGAAAGTCGGGTTGAAATTCTGGTTGAAGATGCCGGGAGTGGTCGGCATATCGATCGACGGAGTATTGTCGGCGAAGCGCCATGTAAACTTGACCTTGTTAAGTTTTTCGTCCGTGTCGGAAAACTCGCAGGTGTAGTCTGTAATGAGGATTGGACGCAGAGCGTCAAAGTCCGTATCATACTTGCTGCAGTCCTGGCCGAAAGGTATGCGTACCGACGGCGAGGTGAGCATCTGTTCTATCTGAATACATTCGTCGGAGGTCAGGGGGCCGCTCTCGACTTCATACTCTTTTGAAGTCGAGATGTCGTAGAACTGCGAGGTCTTGCCGACGGAGGCAAGCGAGCGGTCGGTCTTGACCTTGACCGTAGTTGTGCGAGGCAAAGCGATATGCTCGGTTATGCCGAAGCAGTTCAGATAGAAGATGGGCGTATTGGTCTCCAGAGCCGGGTCGATGAAGAACGTGGCCGAGCGGTTGCCGCAACGGACGGTAACCGACTGGAGTATCAGCGACTCAATTTTCTTGCGCTCGATGATAAGGTCGCGCAGAGCGTCGAGCATGATATATTCGGTCAGCACCCCGTTGCTGTGAGCGATCTGGCCGTTGCCTGAGTGAGCGTACTGGTATGTGTCGCGTAGCCCCTTGTCGTTGATGAAGGTGGCGTAGACGCGGAACATAACGCCCTCCCGATTAGCGGCGTACCACGACACGTTGATGTACCCGTCGGGTGAAAGACGGCGTGTGTGCGACAGGGTCAGAAAGTTTTCTCTTAGCCAGTCGCTCGGGTCGTATAATCGGGTGAGCTTGTCGCAGTACAACACCGGGAAGTCGAGTTCGGCAGTTTCATCGCCGGAAGATGCTTCGAGGTGAACATCAACGAAGTTCATCTCGGTGTTGCCCGACATATAGTGTTCGAGAAGCGGAATGACGTCGGAAACGACGATATTGCCGTCGAAGGCGTAATATAAGCCTTCGAGCAGTGTATTTCCGTAGATTGATATACGGAAATTCACGGCCTCGTGGTCTGTGGCAATGGTGATGTCGGGCAAGTCGCTCGACAGGAACAGGCTCGGAATATAAACTGTAAACTTAATCATACGGCAAAGATACCGGGCAGATAGCGGAGGATAAAAGACATATTCAGGGCAACTCGGATGTCGCGGGAGCGAACCTGCCCGGCAGCCCTCACGGCTAAAGGGCTTGCCCTGCTACGGCCATGTGTCACTCGGCATTTTCTCGGATGTCGCGAGAGCGAACCGCCCGGAGGTCATTGTAACCGCAGGGCAAAATGCCGCTATGGGGAAAATTTAGGCGACTCCCCGAAGGGAGCCGCCGAAGAACGGTGAAAAGCCGACAGCTATTCGTCGGGATTCTCACCTCGCGCGATAGCTATTTTACGGAGTGCGTTATGCGACTGAACGACAATCTGATTGATTGCTCGGAACTGGAAGTCTTCAATCAGGAGAGCCATCTGCTCCTTCATGCTCGGGAACTGCTGCCCGAAAGCGAAGTTGATTGTCCGTGCGGCTTCGAGGATTACTCGCAGTTCTGATTCTGTGAACTTGTTGTAGTCGATTTGCATTGCTTTGGGTATTATAGGGTGAATGTTTCGTGAGTATTGTGGTCGATGTGGGAGATGCGCAGCGTGTAGTGTTCGGCGCCCTGACGGCGTTCCACGCGGACAAAGTTATCACCGTCTCGCCAACAATAAAAAAGACTGAGCCGTATGGCCTCGAAGTCGTTGTCGGCATAGAAGTTCCATTTGCCGGTAGTTGTGATGCAGGTATATTCGCGTTGCATAGCTGTGAATTTTAAGGGTCTGACTTTCAGGGAAAGCAAGAGAGGCTTACGCCTCCCTTGCGGCCTCGAACTGGAGGCGTTCGTAGATGTTTTGGGATATAGTCGCTCCGTATCGGGCTTTGAGCAGGTGCATGTAGCGCATCGCGCTCTTGGCTGTCTTGCAACCGCAGCCTACATTGTCCTTGGGAGCCACGCCCTTGAAGTAGACGTACCAGCGGTTGAACTTGCGCTGAGCCACGATGAGCTTGGGAGTTGTTGCCGGAACAGTCTCGACGGCGGGAGCTGCGGTTTGAGCGACTTTCTTTTCTGCGGATTTTTTAGTTTTCTTTGCCATGATCTTGAAGTATTTGGGGTTAATGATGTGAGCCGAGGCTCTTAATTTTTACGTTGCAATGACTGGGAGAACGCAGAAAGCGGCAATGCCAATAATCCCAAGAAAAATTTTAAGGCCCAGGGTGGCCGGTAAATACTACCTGAAAGGTGGAGATTTATAAAAATTTTCGCAGTCCCGGAGGTGGCGGCGAGGCACGAAGCCGGGATAGCGGAGCGGTATTTGCAGAAAGCGGTGCGTCCTACCTTTGCGGACGGAAAAATAGACCTCGGTTCACTCCCCGAATACGAGATTGGCAAATGGAAAACTGACCGCAGAAAAGAGGCTCAAACCGCGCCGCCGGAGAGCCCGGCACACAACTTCGCACTCAATCGTGGCAGCAAGTTCGATAGCGTTAAGGTATGTCGTTCAAGGTTTACCCCAAGTCGTAGGCAGTGGATGCGGCCAAAGAGCGCAGCCCAAAATGCGACTATGTGTGCTTGCGCCCGATACGGAGATGCCCCAAAACATCGGACGCTTTCAGTCGGGGCAATAGCTGCGGCGGTGTCCGTCGCGCCCGAAAGTCCAACCGCCTCACGACGATGCTCACATTATATTATAGTATATAAGCAAAACGGCAAATGGAAATTGCCGACAGCAGACACGAAGCTTCTCAGCCCTGCGGTTGGTGCGTCAGCGAGGGCAAAGGTCGAGTGCGAGGTGCGAGAATAGCTCTCAATCCTCCGGCAACAATCACGTTTCACCCGACCCGAATAATGGAAATGTGCTACGCAAGTTGAGAGTTGAGAGCCGAGAGGTTAGGGAGCTGCGGACGATAAACTCTCACCGCTAACCGCTAAACTTCGGCTGCAAGCCGAAGTTCAAAAGGTCTGACCGCGACAGCATTAACGCAGTGGAAATAAACGGAGCAAGCGGTGGCGATGAATGAGCAAGAGTTAAGGCTGCCCCGGCGGACAGCCTACCCTTTGAGGGAGGAACGATTTATCAGTATGCAAAGCAACCCTGTACCATCGTGTAGTCGACATCTTCGTGCATCGAAGCGGCGATTTCCTGGGCTTCGTCGGCGTTGGAGGCTTCAACTTCTTCCATGTAGCTGTCGCCGTCGAAAGTGATTACTTCCACCGAGAAGTATTTGTTTGAGCTGTCGGAGTTGAGAGAGCTGTTGAATATGTTCATTACGTGGGTCATGATTTTGAAGTTTAGAGGGTTTTACTTGTGCGCCGGGGCGCGTTTGTTTTACATTGCAGAATATGCGTCTGACCCAATCAGTGCCTCCCGGCACGTTAGCCGACAAGGGTTCGTCCAAAAGGGCCTGCCCCTTGAATACTCTTTTTTAAGCAGTAAAAAAAGGAAGATTTTTTGAGCGAATTTACCTGCCCTTTTCGAGCGTAGATAAAGACGCTAACTTCGCGATGTAAATACAATGCTGCCTACGAGCGCGTTCAACAAGTATGCCCTATGAAACGTCCCGGCAAAATCCTGATCCACGAAACCTGCAAGGCATATTCGACGGTGAACGCCGATCGCTTACCCAAATACAATCAGCACCGTGTAATCACAGACGGACACAGCGGAATACCTCAGACAGTGAAGCCCGGCCAAAGAATGGCAGAAATAGAAATCGTCTCAATGCACGAGTTGATGAAACATAGGTGCAGGGTGACCACTGATAAATCCTCCCATAAAGGAGCATAAAGCACGGTAAACTTCCCATCTTGCGACCATCGCCTCGCGGCGACTTCAAAATACAACAAGCCCCTGCGGAGGTATCCGCAAGGGCGTATGTCGAAATAGGGATTGAAGCCGAATGGCGGAGACCGTGGCTCCGTTCACGAAAGCCCGACGGCATGCCGGATTTCCCTATTTGTTAAATTTGAGTTGTAATGAGGGTCGCTAATAATGAAGTAATTGCTATTATAACGGCAGTAATCGCAATTCTTCTCGAAGCTTGTGCTTCATTCAGGGATGCAAGTTGGGAATGATATTTTTGTGACGTATAGGCGTCAATCCCTGTTGGTGTCCAACAGATACTTTCATTACCACGATAAATGAGGCCAAGCATTACCATATTGATTAATGATGTATCAGCAATGGACTCATTAGTTTTGCATCTTCTAAAGGGAGTGTTTTTAAAGAAGCCATCCTTAATTCGTTCCTCAGAGATACAGACATTTTGCCCTAAGGAACGTTGATAAGCAAAATAGTCCAATACATAGCAGAAGAAAGTACAGCGGATTAACATAAACTTTATAGTCAAACGCTGAGATTGGTATGGGCCAATCATAATTTTCAGAGCCATATGTTTAAAAGCGATTACTGGTGTGCGGTGCCGCAACTCCCATAAAATTATTCATTATCTGTATCATCGTCTTTATCATCCCTAACATCTTCAATTATGGCATTTCGGTGATAACCGTGGCGAACAAATGGATCTACAAATATCAGTTCCTTGTACCACTCTCCGAACTCATTCTTTTTGTTCTGCATACGCCAAAAACCGCGAACATAGATGTCATTGTCATTTATAATTTTTCTAAACCAACGAGAATCCATTACAATAACCTCTTGCCCCGTATTATTTATAACCTTTTTCTTATCGACGTATTCAAGTGGAGTGCCATCTACATCGGTAAATTTCCCTTGAGGAATAATTACGGTTTCGACTTTGACATATTTCTTAACGGCAACATATGAGGCTATAAAATTGCCCACAGATGCGACCGTCCTTTGGCGCTCCTCCAATGAACCTTTAAACAAGTTGTTGTCAGCTAAAATAGTATTAACGATTCCGACGCCTATATGACCCTTGACACTAACATTACGAGAATAGAAATTGAAGACGCTTTTTCCATTTTGTTCGGTAAAACTCCATAGATGCAATTCATTCCCTCCGAACCCGTATATTAACGTATGGTTCCCTTTACATAGTAAAATGCCACATTCATCTGATTTGCTAAATTCAGAAAAAAGGTCAGGCATTATTTTCTCAAAAGAGCGTTCGCTTTTTCTCATAACCTCCTCAAAGGAAGGCATGACTAATTCAGGAAGCCCCCAATTTGGATTTTGTTCCCGAATGTCATTTAATTGGCGAAGGTCAGCATAAAGCAGCTCTCTATTTATTGGGAGAGATACGTTGGCCGCAACAATGTTTTGTGCCGGCTTATTATCATTGGGATTTAGAAGCCAAGATATTATGGGACGTTCTTTTATGAGCATATAAAATTAGTTAGCGATTGAAGCCGGACGGTCAAGATCTTAGGCTTGATTTACGAGCGCGGTGACGGTGCGGCAACTCCCAAATGAATTATAAAACAGAATTTCCAACAATAGAATTCAGTATTGTTCTTAATACAGGAATAGTAGTTTTCAATCCATCTTCAATAATAGGTGTGTAAAAGTTATCTATTGGAAGTGTTACTTTATTATTGTTAATTATGGGATATCTCACATTTTGTTCTACATCATGCGAGAATACACAAGAGAATAGTAGTAGCATATTCTCAGCATACATTGATTCCAAAAATCTAAGATGACATGAAAGTTGATCTGCTCCATCATTTAACCCCATAGCAGACGAATTAATATACGGAATATCAGGAGCATCAAACGGTGAATTCTTTAAATCTTCCCAATAGCGTTTTGTGAATTGATTGGCAATGCTTGCGCCTATTTTAAGTTTATCTTCAAAAGATTTGCCGTTATTAAGCTGTCGAGGAATTTCCCGGCAGTAATACAACCCAATTTCATAATTTATCTGTTCATACAACACCTTATAGGCTTTATCAGGTGAATGGCTTATCTGTCTTGTGGTTTCCTCATTAAGGGCTCCACATTCTAAAAAAGTGCCTTTGACAAGACATTCAACACATTGTTGTATAAAGAAGATTGCATGGGGTATGTGTTTATTATCTAATAATAAATCAGCTGTTGATAGATTATCTTTAGCGACCCGATACCATGCAAGCACTGCATCCGTGCGATTACCTACAATTGCGGCGACATCGGGAGTAACATCTACTTCGTTAAGGTTTTGTTCAAGATTTATTTTACCTGACATACATTATATCGGACTCAATTCACGAAAGCACTGCGAAGGTGTCGCAATCTCTTGGAATTACTCGCATGGTTTATTTAGGCAGAAAAGTTGAATTGTAAGTTTATTATCTTGAAAAAAGTCATCTTCCCAAGAGATTTCAGCTGTAACAGTATCATCTGTTGTTCGCCTATCAAGGTAGATATATCTAAGACCTAATTCTTGCCCGGGGATTAGAAAATCATAATCACCATCAACAGCAACATTCTGTAAAGCATCGTTACTTAAATGCCACTTGATATTACGTGCATTTGCCAATCCTTCGTTCTTAATTTGCAGAACTCCTCTGCCTTTTTCGTGATAGTAGGTTTGCATAACAACGCGAGCACGTTTACGGTCAGATGCAGAAGTTTCCAATTCCGCAGTTTGCAAAGAGTTGAGGTGTGCTTCCTGTTTCTTAAGCTTGCGGTCATGAAGAAGGTAGCCGAAAAGCGACCCTAAAAGTGCTAAAACGGCAACAATCAAGCTTGCTATTTCCATATTTACATCGGTTTAATCATGGATTCGATGAAAGCGATTTCATCCTTGGAAAGATTGTATTTGGCGTAGAGCTGAATGTCGATTTCTTCGATGCTCTTGCTCCAGTCGATGTCGCTGTTAGCCGTGAAGTCCTGCATCGGGACATTCGCCCAAGTATCCTTAGGGTTGTGTTGCGTTGCCTTGAGGGTACCTAATAAACACCTGGCAAATTTTGACTTGACGTATTTCAAACACGCGGACGCCTCCTCAGCTGAGGCAAACTTGCCGATGCTGAGGAAGGTGTCCGTGTGTCCGATTACCGGCACGCCGATTACCGGCGTGCTGAGCACCTCGCCGATGGCACCTGTGCCATTGGCCTCAGGCACAAATACGTTGTAGTAATTCAAGAAATCGCAAGGTTGTAGATATTTGGCGTTTATCCATCGTGTTTCACGATAGCCCTTGATCCTACCCATTATCTGAACGCCTTTATCCGAGAGCTTATCTTCTGAATCAACAAAGATTTCAGTGAGATTCTCAAAGGCATTAGATGTAATTTTAGCAGCAGTTCCCTTTCCTTGAACCTCATATATACGTGGCACTTCGGTTAAAGCTAAATCTGAGAAACGATATATGCCTTGTGATGAAACAGTTTCAGAAAAAGCCCCTCGAACAAAGTCTTTATGAATCCTTACTTTGTCCATTATAGAAACAAGTTGAGGAAATTCCGAGAAGAATCCAATTGCCCCAAACTCTTTGTTTGCATTTCTAAGACCAATAGCAACTCCGCCTTTAATATCTACTGTCGGGAATACTTCATTGGATTTCTGGAAGTAGTCTACGACCTTAAAATGAGGGTCTGCCAACATTCTATCCATCCATTCGGCTGGTGTCTGACCGGCCTTGAAAAGATAACGTCCGGGGGTAATCAGAGATACTATAGGTGAAAGTTTAAACGCGGCATCATAGAACAGGTGATAAATTGGAGCTTTACGAGTGCTTTCTCCTTCCTCCTGATACGGCGGGTTTCCGACAACAGCTTTTATTTTCACGTTCTTTCCAACTAAGTCGCCCACTTTCTTGATGAAAAGTTCGGGCTGGTTCTTGATTTTGTTTATTAGGTCTTCTGGAGCCCACATATTGGTCTTTCCTTTGCGGAAGCCAAGGAGAGTGCGGCGCGTGATTGATTTAGCCATCGGAGTCTTGCAGATAACAAAGATGTTTTCTGCAACGGCAGCGTCCCAAATGGCCTGATGTTCTTCGAGGGATTCCGGCGAGAACATCTGATTACGCAGCCTTGAGCGGTAGATGTTATAGGCGAGGTAGAGCGGATAAAGACCCGACTTTGAATTTATTTCAAGGAGGTGGCTATCCGGTGTGAATACTTCGGCGGTAACATCGCCACGGTCGACAAAGCGCGGTTCTTCGATGGTTTCCAAGAAGTCCTCGTTGAAGAACGTGTAGCCACCGAGACAGTCGCTCATGTGCATATTCACCACGCGCCACGGGGTCAAGACCGTTTCTTTATCGGGATTGCGGAATGTGGCGAAGATAGCTGCGATGCGCTCGATGCGTTCCTCAATAGTCAGGCGGTCGGCGGCGCGAGCCATAGCGCGGATGCGCTTGGCAGCGGCTGAGAAGATTTCCGGGTCGTAGTATTTCTTGAAGGCGTTGAACTTCTGTTTGCTCACACCTCGCGGCATAAACTCCTCCCACGACTGAGGGTCGATAAGGTTGGTGAAGTTGTCGATAGTCAGCTCCTCGTCCTCGTTCTCAACCTTGGCACCATAAATCATGAGCGGCATACGGATTGAGATGCCGCGAAGAATTGAGATTGCGTCCTCCTTGACTTTCTTCTTCTTTTTCAGTTCTTCAAGACGCTTCTTTTCTTCCTCGGTCAACTCTTTCTTTTTCTTCTTTTCGAGTTTTTCCTTTTCCTCGTATTCCTCGTTTGTCAGACCTTGATTGTTGACATCAATCTGCCCGGTGTTACCCATTGCCTTAGTCTGACCGATAATGCCTTTGAGGTCTTCAAACTCTTTGATTTCTATATCAGAGAGTTTCATCAGCTCATCGTTGTAGAGGCATCCGTCCTCAAAGCCGTTGCGGACAACGCGCTCAACGTAGGCACGTTTGAGCTGTTGAAGCATACGGGTTACATTGAGGGTTTCCATCTTGGAGCCTTCAATGGCGATAACAGGGCAAAAATTCAGGAACTCGCCCATTGCGCGTTTTTGATTTTCAGTTGTCTTACCGGCTTTGGTAGAAAGACGTGGCACGGTGGCGAGAACCTGCAATGTGCGGTCAGGAGCAAAGTCGAAAACGTAGCAGTTTTCCTTGACTCGGCCATTGATGGTTGCCGGAGTCTGCACACGGAAGATGGTCTGCATATAAGCCGAGGCAGCAGTGTTGAAGCTACCCGACAGCATCAGCACACCCATCCACGGCTTGACACTAACCCCCGTAGTAAGACGACCACACGACAGTGTAATAGTTCGGGTTGTGTCGGGGTCTTTACCGATGGCGGCTTCAACCATTTTGAGTGCTTCGCCGTTTTCCTCGTCCTCGTCGCCGTCACCGGCTACGTTGACAATCTCGAAGTGTTGGAAAACGGGGTGGGCTTTAAGCAGTGCGCTCAGCGCCTTTGCCGCTTTCACACCTGGGAGCATCCACAGCGTGTGACGGAAGATGTCGCGGTATTCATCGTTGGCGAAAGGATATGCGCTTTCGGGGTCGGTCTTCGTTAGAAGATTGAGGAAGTTGCGGATATCCTTTTCGTGAATAAACGTGCCATCGTCGCGAGTGCGGAAGAACTCGCGGAAGTTGAACGCAACATCTTCATCGGCAAACTCGTTCATCAGTCTGCCGAGGTCATAAGTGAATATGTTGAGCGTCGGCAGACCGGCGTATGGGTTCGGGTCGCCGGGGTGGGTTTCCTCCCACTCCTGCTTGGCCCGCTGCTCCATCACATAGTCCCAGGTGTAGATTTCATCTTCCTTGAAATCGTCAAGGAGATTGAACGGAGTGCCCGATAAACGGAGAACTTTTGTCTTGTCCTTAGTCAGCTCCTCCATTACGGCTTTTCCGAGAGCCGTCTGAGTACCTTCGTGGGCTTCATCTACAATGATGAGATCCCACGGAGCTGAGAAAAGTGCGTCGTTCTTGTTGAATTTGCCGCCTACGGTTTCCGAGCCTCGCAAGTCTTGCATTGAGGCGAAGTAAACGTAGTGGATGCCATGCTGCTTGAATTGCTTGTCGAGCGAGGTAAAGGATTCTCCTTTATGTTTCGAACCATACTGATAGTTGGGCGAGTCATAGAAAATCTTGCCGAAGTCCTCGAACCACCCTGCATCGACCACGGGGCGGTGAGTGAGGATAAGAGTGCGCCCGAACTGCATCAGTTTTACCACCTGAAGGGCGGTCAGAGTCTTGCCGAAACGCATCTTGGCGTTCCAAAGCATCTGATTGCCCTTTTTGAACTGCTTGAGCGTTTTCTTGATGGCTTCCTCCTGTTCGGGTCGGAAGATAATCGGAGAGCGGTCTTCGGTTATCTCGCCGGGACGCAGCGACTTGCGCCCTTGTTTGAGGGTGGCGATAGCGGCTTTGGCGGTTTCGAGGTCGCAGTAGAACCATTCGTTGGCGTTGTTCTCGATGTCGAAAACTTTGCGCTTGATACCGGACCGGAGCAGAAGGTCGTGAACGTCCTTGTCGTTGAATGAGCAGACACCGCCATCTCGGAAATGGGCGGTAACTTCAGTATGAAGCAACTCGTATTTTATACCGGCTGTCTGCGTCTGATGATTGATGCGCTCACGGGCGGCTGCATTCAGCTCCTTGCAGTTGGGCTGAAGTGCAAGATAATTGTCAGAGGAATTGCAAGAAGCCTCGCCAATTTTCAGGATGCCTCGGTGCGCCTCATCGTTGATACGATAGACGTATATCAGCTTCGGTTTTAGTTGAATGAAATGCTGCATGGCATTAATTCTTTATAAGGTCGATGAATCGAATTTTCTTCTTATCTTCGGTTTTGGCGCCCCAGTCTCGGATAAGGCAATAAGTGCCGTTGTGCTGACGGATGTCGCCGGACTTGCAACCGGCACACGGAATAAGTTCGGGTTCGCCAAAATCGAATAATGATGGCTGAGTGGAAGGCTTGTCGCCGCAGCTGTCGGGCACAACGCCTTTAAGTCCGTCCATCTGCCAAAAGTTCCAAGAGATAATGTAGGCGATATAAAGCAGTGATTTCATCTGCGGTATTTTGTCCGCTCCGAATTTCGCTTTATAATAGTCTATAAAAGTCATTAGCAGGTTTTCACGGGCGAGAAGCAAGTTATCGCCTTGCCATTCGTAGCCGTAGACATTCATGTAAGCGGTCTGCGCCCATTTGAGCCAGTCGCCTGTGGTTTCGGTATTCTCACTTACCACGCGGAGTTTGCGGTCGAGCAAACCGATGCGCTGTTCTACCGGGATAGGCTCGCCGGTCACGGTGTCGTAACGGCTGACGATATAGGGAGCTTCGCCGCAGGTGATTTCAAGGCGAGTGTCGCGCACATAGTCGCGCCACGTCTTACCCTCTGGGAATGTAATTGGGTCTGTGTTTACCATCCAAGTATGGTCGGGATTTTCAGTATTGAAAACTCCCTCGCGTCCGAACCACGCATCATCAACAAGATTATTCTGCGCGTTGCATATCCATGATGGGGTGAAAACCTCAGCCATTTCACGGCTGCGCTGCTGTTGCTGCTGACGCGACTTGACCGAACGCGGCACAATTACGGTGCCGTTATCGCCGGTGATGCAAGGAATGGTGATTTGGTCGTGATAATGGTAGCCGTCGCCAAGATGCTCATAGTTGTCTGTCGCCCAAAATATATTGACTTGCTCCCCCTCTTTCGGACTCAAAGTGTGGTCTTTGAGCAGGGTCGTAAGCAATTCGGGCGAAAGCGCGAATATGTCATTTTCTTTTATGTCGATAGACTGGTCTACCATACTATTTTGAAGTCGTCAGATTTTGAGGTCTTTTAATATGCAAAGTTACCACAAATTTTCGAGATTTGCGGTATTTGCAATACCCTAATTGATAGAGCCTCACGAATTATTTTATCTTGGCGCCGTCTTTGAGTGCCGATGGTAGCCACATAATGGCTAAAATCAATACGAGAAGTCCCATAGTCGAATCTGTTTTGAAGTTAAACTTGAACACTTTCTGTGTTCGACTGCAAAGTTAATCGGCAGGAGTGCCTAATTCTTGCACTCCAATGTTAAACTTTGTTTATTCAATTTGAATAAGGAGATAAAAATAAGCGAGGCTACCCGACAAAGTGGCAGCCTCGACTTTACCTTTTTTTATAGTGCAAGGATGCAGCGACGAAGTCTGCACCGGCACTTTTGTATTGCAAAGGTAATACTTTTTTCTAACGTGGCAAAATTACGACAAGAAATTAACATTTAATTTTCTCAGGTACAAGAGAAATCGGGTATCAGCGGCTTCAGATTGGGTGCTTCCATGCAAAGCTTCTCGTAGAGGGATTTGACGGAGGCGCTTAAATCATCAGCCCGTTTGGTCGAAATCTGTGCCATCATATATCTGATAACGCGCAAAGCGCCGACAATGTTTCCTGATTCCTGGGGCGTGATATGCGCCGGACCGCGATTGATGCGTCGCGGAAGCCGCAAGTCATAAAGGAGGTGTCCGTGGGCGCAGGCGTTACGGACTTCCCGGATAGTGTGCATATAGCTTTCAAACGTAACGACCTGCCGGATGCCGAGTTTCTGAGCGATAAGGATTTTATCATCGCGTTCTTTGAGCTGCTCATACAGCTTCATAACAGCACCGAATGTCATAAACTCGAGTGTTTTCCACGAGGGCGCGAAGCGGTCATTAGGATTCTTCTGATGGTGGCGCTGAATGATAGGATTGCGCTTGAAGTCGGCGGTGTAAACTTTATTTTCAAAATCCCTCGCATAAGAACGGCTGACAACAGACGGACTTATAAACCATACGGAATTGGGAGAGTATTTGTTGGAAAGGTTGTAAATCAATGCAGTTCGGAAAGCAATCTCAATTCGCGTCAGGTATCGAGTAAGCAACAGACGCAGGTCAAAATCGAAGTAATAGAGTTTAACCGCGTCCTCAAAAGTTGCGCCGTCGATATATTCGTGTGTGCGGTTTCGCAGCTGGGGATATGATTTTTCAAATGGGAAAAGGTAGAAGCCAAGTCGGTAATATCCTATGTCAAGGAGTATTTCACGCGCCTTGTCTTCATCCTGTATGGCGAGACCTCTTGTTTTCAGGAGGTCGAGCTGTTCGTCTATTGTTGTTGCCGGTTTCGTCATATACAAGTTTGAGATATGCGAAGTTACGAAATTTCCGTGAGATGGCAAAGAATGGCTACCATTGTTTGTTATACATCGCATCTTCGACCACGGCGATAAATGCTGTACGGATTACGTGGAATGGCATGAAGTGTTCCGGGCGTTCTTCGTCGGGCGCGAAGTGAACGTAATCGTTGATGTATGCGTGCAGCTCGTCCATTGACATTACGCCCTTATATCCCTTACACCATACTTCTGCCGTGTTGCAGAGATATTGGCGCAGAGGGCATCCGAACTCGTTTTCGAGGAATCGGACATCGCTCCAACTAACGCGGTTGCGGTACGCAAAGCCGTTGAACAATTCGACTAACTTGTAGCGGTACCACGGCTGATTGGTGCGCTGAAGAACATATTCGAAGCAGGCGTTGATTTCCGGGTCTTGCTCGGCACAATCATAGTCCTTGCGGTCCTCAGCCATGGGTTTCAGAGAGAGCGGCCCCTCGTCTTGCCAATAGCGTAAGCCATCATTGTCAGTCTTGCCGACTGGGAGTTTCGTTTCTTCATTCATCTTTTGGCCGTGGAAATGTCCATCCATTATCAGCCAAAAATTGATGAACGTACCGCGAAAAGTCAGGAACTCGTTCCAACAAGCGGGATAAAAGCCATTGTGTTCATTCGCTTTGCGTTCTTCGTTAAAGATGTCCTCAAAGGCAATACCCGGTTTGTCGGTGGCTTTCTTCTTGTCAATCTCGTATTTCCAACGAAGATACTTCTCGAAGTCAATGCCGAAAGTGCGGTCGAGTTCCACAATATCGTCAAGGGATGCGAAGCCATTGTCTGCGATATATTGGAACAGTTTGCAGCTGTCGTCGAAACCGCCGGTGTGTTTACTGCGGTCGGATGCTATATAGAGCGCCTTGCGAAGCGGCGCATCTTTAATGACCTTATATGTTGGAGGGTAATAATACATAATGCCGTAGGTTTTGTTTACGGCTGCAAATATACGCAATATTTTTCAGAAATCAGCAAATTATAGCGATAAATATTTTATGCAACAGGGAATATTATATCGTATTTCAACTATAATCCAATGCAGGACGTTGATTTACAGCGTAAAAGAAGTGTCGCTATAACACGCCACTCATACTCAGTGAGAAGGAGTCGTGGTACGGGAACTTTTCGCAGCCGATGTAGAGGGTATCGAAGGCATCGGTGCCGTCGGTGCGGTGTTCGAGCAGGTCTTCTTCGGACTCTGCGAGTTTTTCGCCGGACTTATCTTTGCGGAAGCCGTTGCGTCCGCGGCTGACACCGGCGGTTTGGATGGCGAGGATAAGGTCGTCGTTGTTGGAGCGGTTGAAGAACGGCATCAGGCGTTGCTTCCCGGCGAAGGCGTTGTTGATGAGAAGATACTTCTCGTCGTGTCGCATCGGGTTTCCGAGGTAGACCGACTCAACGCGCCAACCATGCCGCTCAAACTCTTTCACTACGTTGTAGTGGAAGTCCTGGTCGTTGACAGCATAGTTTGAGCCAAGGGCGGTTGCGTCGTAATAGTAGACCACGGTCTTGTTGCGATGCCCGGCGTAGTAGCGGCAGAAGTCCTCGACGAGTGCTGGTATCTTACGCTCGAACTTGACGAAGAAAGATTTGAGGACGTTGAGCCGACGGTCTGACGGTTGCCCACAGACGATCCAGTTAATATTCGCGTTGTAGTCCATGCCTATGCAGATAGGCGCATCAGGATTGATGTCGCCGTCAGCCTGTGCGGTCATGGTTTCGATGATGTCAGGATGCCGCAGCGCAACATCGAGGCCGAGACTTTCGAGGTAGTCGTTGTTGTTGCCGTCGTACTTGTGGCCCTCGCGCATGGAGGAATAGAAGCCGTCTTTGGCAATACCGATGCGGCGGCAGAGAATCGAAGTCTGAAACGTGAGCGGCGTGAGGTCGCGCTTCATCTGCTTGATGTAGTTCTCACCGAGGAGCTGCAAGTTCTCGATGCTGCTGTACTCGCGGTAGTAGACGGCCACGGAGCGCATCTGATTGAGCTGCCGGTCGAGCTTGCGGAGTTTGCCTTTGAGGTAGTCAGGAATAGGCTCCCCTTTTGAGCGCATGGCGCGTATGCGCTCCTTGATGCGCCATATCTCATAGACCGTCCCCTCGATGGTGGCAATCAGTTCGGAGTCCATTTTCTCGCGATAGTGCAAGAACCACGAGCCTTTCTTGGTCTGCGGCATATCCGAGAGAATCATTATGGAATGATTGAAGGAGTGCTTGCCGAAGTACGACTTGATGCCGCCGTTGGCCGGGAGCGTCTCGTCTTTGAGCTTGTCGTAATTGATGAACTTAGCCTCGTCGACGAGCAGCCACGAAAGAGTGAGCGAGTTTGACGAGCCGGGGCGGTCTTGCGAAATTATAATTGCAATAGAGCCATTATAGAACGATATGACGTGTTCATAATCGTTCGGCTCGGTAATTGGCCGTGCAAAGGATTTGAGCGGTTTCTTGCCGACAACGTAATGCACCCCCTCGATGTAGCCCCAACGCTTCCACGCTGCGAGAAGTCCGGGGATAGTGTTGGTGAGGCCGTGCTTGAATGTCGGCACAACGATGCCGCCTGTGGAGCCGGGCATACGCTGCATATTGCGCAGCACAAAAGGAGCAGCGATACTGTCCGTCTTGCCGGTGCGTCGCCCTGCGACGATAACGGTAGTATTAGCCCCAATCAACTGAGTAAGGCGTTGGGGCTTGTTAAAGTAAATCTGTTTCTTCTCCGTGGTTTCCATCGGTGTAGGGAGCAAAAAGTTCATCTTCTTCAAGGTCGGCTTCCTCAAACTCCACATCCTCGATGTCGAGAGTTTCAGCCGAATACTTGTCGAGCATGGCCTTGATTTTGTCCTCGATGCCCGGTATCGGCTTGATGCCAAGAACCGACGGGGCATTCGTGGCGACAAAGGGCTGCACGACAATCAGGTGGAACGGCACGGCCTGAACGTCCTCTGCGTCAACCTTGTTGAGCTTGCCGTAGGAAGTGGCGGCGCGTTCCATAGTCTTGGTATCCTTACGCGCCTTAGCCATCTGGTAAGTCTCCTTAATCATCTCGTTATAGCGCCAACGGTGGAAGTCGCGCGACTTCTCCGAGAGCAACGGCAACAGGGCGTTGACGATGCGCAGGTATTCCTGTGCGGCATTTTTGCCCATAGGATAGCGCGACTTGAACTCGGCGACAAACTCCCGGTCGGAAGAATCGGGATGCGAGAGCCGCCACATATAAAGGTCGCGGACACGCAGAACGCGCTCAACAACGGCATCGGAGTTGAACTGCGCCTTGATGTCCTCGGCAGAGGAAAACAAGTGCAGCTTGCAAATATCGAGGGTGGAGGGGTTACTCATCGTCTTCCATGTCAAGGAGATTTCGGTGGGCGTTTTCGATGGCGAGTGGCGAGCCTACTTGTGCAAGCATCATTTCCTGAGAATGTAGCTTGACCTTTGACGCTGCTTTGCCGCGTCGGTAGGCTTTAGACACCTCGGTACTACGGTCGGCTATGTCGTTACGCAGCACATCAGCCGGAATATCGAGTATTACGGCGATGTCGGATATTTTGAGGTAGATTGAGGCAAACTTCTCAATCTGCGTTAATTCTGTCTCGGAATAAGTCATGGAGAGGCACTGAATGGTTTGTGATTAAATCATCGACCTGCGCTTTGAGCGTTGCGAAGATCGCGGGGTCGGTGGAGATAAACGCCGACTCGTGGCGGTTGCCGCGAGTGAGGTTCTGCGAGGTGATAACCGAGACGGTATCTCCGGCCTCGGATTTTACCAACAAAATCTTGCTGTGATTGTCCGCGAGATAGGTTCGCTCGATAACTTGGGTGATGAACGCCCAGAGTTTGAGCGTCTTGTTCGTAGCCTTGTGGTCGAGAACAAGGTTGATGCGTGTAACTTTTTTGTCCTTAGTGATGAAAAAGAGCCGTCGCAGAAATTCCTCGGAGATAGAGAAAGAAGTCTGCCAAACCTCGGATACGCCTACTTGCGCCAATATCCATTCGAGGATGTCGGCCACTTGGACGGCATTACTCAGATACGCCTGAAAAGGAGTATCTGAGAGTGGCCGCAGTATTTGGTCGATGTTGGCAGTGCGCTTCATTTCTTCGGAGACTTCTTGCTACCGGCGGCGGAGCGTTTTGCGTTCTTGGCAGAGCCAAGCGACTTCGTCGATGATGCAGATCGCGAGGGTGTGGCATCGGGGCCGGGAGCAACGTAATGGTCGTATGCCTCCCAGTTGGCGTGAAGTTTCTTGTCGAGCGATATAAGTTCTTTGAGGAACGGATAACGCTCGGAGTCCGGACAGGTCGCGTTTTCAAGCGAGAGCGAGCGGAGACGTAGATGCAGCTCGCGCATACGTTGGAGAAGCGAAAGGTTCTCAACGTACTTAGCCTTGATTTCATCGGGCAGAGAGTCGTGGTCGGCTCGTTTGCCTTTCTGCGGTTGCTTGTCGGCTTCGGCAGCGAGAGGAATATGTTCGGCCACGATGGTTTCTACCTGCGCAGCCATCTCCTCGACCTGCGCATGAGTCAACGCTTGAACGCGGAAATTGTAATATTTCTGAAGCTGATACTCCACCACATCGTGGCGGCGGTCAAGTTGAGCAACGATGTTGCGATACATGATTTGATTGCCGGAGAGTTTCAGCAGATAGAGTGCGCCAACGGAGTAGTCGCGCTCCGCTTCGGGCGTTTGCAGCCATTGTCCGATTAGTTCAGTGAATTTATTATCCATAGAGGGGTCAAAATTGTTTTGGCCGCAGGGGTCAAAGTTTATTGTTTATTCCTGTGAAAAACACGAGGTTTTTGCCGAGTGGCATCAGCAGTTCGCGCATTGAAATCATCGTGGCGCCGGTGGTAACGAAATCGTCAAAGACTATGATGTTACTCTCTTTGGGCGGTTCTTTGCCAAAGGTAAAGACTGCCCCGACACGATGCTTTGAGTGGCACTCGGCAAGGTCTTCATAGAACGGTATGCCGAGAAGCGAGCCTAAACGAGCCGAGATAAGAGAGGCGAAGTTCCGGGTCTTATGTCTGCGCTTGGGCGAAGTAACGATGCACCAGTCGCCTGACGAGAGCGAATGACCGAGAATTTGCCGGATAAGGGTATTCATACCCTCGGCAAATTTTTCGACCATACTCTCATCAGATTTTATTTCTGTGAGAGTGCGTCCATAAATTGATTTTTTCCAGAGCGAGATTATTCCGAAAGCCGGATTGCGGTAGGAAATTCGCACCTTGTTAGGGGCGAAGTCGCAACGTGCCTCGGCCTGTTGCACGTCTTTCCATGCCGCACGTTTCTTCTCGGCGAACAGATCTTTTGCTTCGCAAGTGGGAGCAAAAGAGCCGTCGAGGTCGGGAACGTCGAGCGAAGGCACTTCGATGTCGTTCAACATCTCGTCCAACGCGATTGCTCCTTTCCTGACGGCTCTATCCATAGGGTTATGCGGAGAATGGGCGGTTACGCTTTCTTGACTGTGCCGGTGGCGGAGCAGTCGATGTCGCCGTCCTCGGTTTCGAGAGTGCCGACATAGAAGGGCGCGGGCACTTCGTCGGTAGCCTCGACGGAGATTGTGGTCGAGGTCGTGCCTGTGGCACCCTGACCCAAATCCTGTGCGACAGTGGCCTTTGTGTTCCACTTGTCGTTGCCGAGGACCCGGTGGTTGCCTTTCATGTCCTCCACGACAAACACGTTGTCGGTGTTGTTGATGTAAGCTGCTGCGGCAGACGCATCGGCGCCGACTCCGGGGTGAACGGCAGTGAGCTTGTTGAGCTGCGTCTGCGAGGGCAGCTCGCCCTGCGCCTCGGAAGTCAACTGCGACTTGTCGGGGAGGATATCGATATATTTCCACTTCGCATCGGCGGCGAGTGTGAAGTCACCTGCGAGGATTGCGGAAGTGGCGCGGCCCAGTTCGTCACGGGGGAGCTGCGGAAACGCCACTATCTCGCTCTTGGCGAGGTAGTAGATGCGGCGTTTCACACCGGGCAGCTCGGGGGTGCCTTGGCACCAACCGAGGGATTTCTGTATGCTTGTGCATTTGTTAGCCATAATAATGGGGATTGGGAATTGGGGATTGGGAATTGGTTACACCGGGATTTCAATGGTTTTGAAACGGCGCTTGTCGAGCGTTTCAAACTGAACGCCGAAGAACATAGTGGCGATGTAGGAGAGGATGAAGGGAGCATACTCCTTTACCATGACGTTCTCCACGTCGCCCATCTGGTCGTAGCCGACGAGCATATTGCTCTTGGTGGTTACGTGCATGAACTTCGAGCCGGCCTTGTTGTAGAGGGGGCAGAATTTCAGCTTGCCGTTGGAGCCTTCAACGGCAAGCTGTCCGTACTGGGTGTTGTAAGGTATGCCGCCATGTGTGAGCAGGTAGCCTTCGTTGTACTTGTCGACGAAGTCCTGTGAGCAGTAGAGATAGAGGTCCTGCGAGCGGAGGCGCGGGTCGAGGGAGAAAAGAATCTCCTTTGCGATGTCAACGGCGTTGGCCGCTGTAATCGCGTCGGTGAATTTCATATAGTTGCCCTCGGCTTCGGCGATGGCTCCGCCGTCAATCTCCTTTTGGGTGATTGTGTCGAAGCCGTCGAAGAGGTCGGCGGTGGTGTTACCGGCGGCGTTGCGCTTGCCGTTCCATACGGCATCGTTCAGATGCTCGGAGAGGTTCTTGGCGATACGGGCCAGGACGTGCCGGGCGGTCGGCGTAGTCATCTGACCGTCCCCCTTTGTGGCACCAGTGCCTAAGAGGGTCGAGATGGCCGAGTTAGGCTCGAAATTGGCGACAACGGAGCCAAAGTAGGTTTCGAGGTCGCGGAACTCGATGCCGAGGTTGTAGTCCACGGCCCGCTGAGGATTGTAGGGAGCGAACTGAGCGTCGCCGGTCAGGTTGCCGACACGCTCCTTGTATCGGATACCGGGGCGACCAGTCATGTGTTGGAGCGTGTCGCCTATGCCGATAATGGGGAGCATAAGGAGGTCGGCGCGATACTTCACGGCGGCTTCTTGATACTCTTTCAGTGAGAATTGAAATTTACCTGCCATATTTGAGGGGATTGGGAATTTGAAATCGGGAATTGGAGTTAGACTTCGTTGTAGAGAGCGCGAGCGGAGTTGTAGGTATCAACGAACTGCTCGACATCGTTCTTGGGAGCGGAAGTGCCGCCGGGCTTGTTGTCCTCGACAACCTGCTTGGTGGGTTCTGCGGGCTGCTTGTCGAGCTTCGCCTGAAGGTCGGCGATGGTCTGCTTCTGCTCGTTGCAGAGGCGGTCTTTTTCGGCGAGCGCGTCTTCGATAGCGTCGAGCTGCGCCACGGTCACGTTAGCGGAGCCGTCCTTGACGGTCAGCGGCTTGTCGGCGAGTATTGCCGACAGGAAGGTGTAGGTCTTTATCATTGCGGTGGCGATGGGATTGGTGGACGGTTTGAAGAAAGAGGTCAAGGCTGCGAGAAAGCGAGAGAAAGCGGAGTCTTTCTCAGCTTCCGCGATTGGGATGTTGGGAATCGGCAGCCCCTCGGAGGCCATAGCCGAAGCGAGCGCGTCGGTGAGCTTCGGAGCGGGTTCATCGGCAAGGTCGGTGATTTCATCGACGAAGCCCCAGTCGAGGGCTTCCTTTGCCGAGAGCCAGCCGCCTACTTTCATCAGGGCGAGAAGGTCTTCGGGCTTGCGCTTGCATCGGGTCGCATAGAGTTGGGCGCAGTTCAGATCGAGCTTGTCAAGGTCGGCCTTGATCTTCTCGCAGTCTGCGATAAGAGTAGTGAACTGGTCGCTATTCAGCGAACCCCACTCAAAGAAGGCCATTGAGCATTTATGCACGAGGTACATGGCCCCGGCATCGATGGAGATGTGGGCCGCGCCGAGCGAAGCGATGGTTGCGGCGGAGGCATTGAGTCCCACGAAATGCACATTGACATTGCCGTGGTTGCGGAAGGCAGCGGAGATAGACAGGCCGGTGGCGAGTGAACCGCCGAGGCTGTCAATGAGGACGTTTACCTGCTTGCCCTCGTTCTTGGCAAGCTCGCGGTCAACGGTCGAGCGGTCGAAGTCGTAACCTCCGACGTAGCCTTTGAGCGAGATATGGTATGCGGTCTTTGACATGGCGTAACTGAGTTTTACACCACGAAGTTACCGCTGTATATAAGGAGGGGAAAAGACACGAAAATTCAAGGAAATTTCGTAACTTTGCAATCCTAAACAAGACAAAATTTGATATGATACATATTTGGCTTGATGAAAGCGATAAGCATGGGACGTATTACTCCAATTTTTATGGGGGAATACTTGTGCAATCTCAACACCGAGAGATTGTATTGGAGCGCATGGAAGCTATTAAAAGAGAGCTGAATATACAGGATGAAATCAAATGGCAGAAAGTCAATGCCTATCATTACGACAAATACATCCGTCTTGTTGATGAATTATTTGAGATGGGCAAAGAGGGACTTTTGAAAATAAGGATATTCTTCCGTCATAATCAATATGAGCCGGAACTTACAGCCGAAAAACGTAAAGAAGAATATCCGATTTTATATTATCAGTTTATAAAATATGCTTTCGGTCTCGTCTTTGCTGAAGATAAGGAGGGCGTTCGTCTATATCTCGATGAGATACCTTTGAACCAAGAAGATAAACGGAATTTCGTAGCGCATCTATACAGTCTGAATAACGACCATGACTTCAAGGCGAAAGGCGTACACTTTGTAGAAAAGGGAATTTCAGAGGTGGATTCCAAAACCCACTTGCCGTTGCAATTTATGGACGTTATACTTGGAGCTATATGTTTCAAGTTGAACGAAAAAGATAAATTAAAGTCTGACGGTGACGAAAGGCCAGGCAAACGGACAATACTCAAACTGAAGCTGTACAAGTATATAAATGCAAAAATCCGAGAGATATACCCGGATTTCAACATCGGTATAAGCACACCGATAAAAGAAGATAGCGACCGTTGGTTCCAGATTTATCGTCATTGGAGCTTCAAACCTAAGCATCATACTCGCAATCTGACACGAACCAAAAGGGCAAAAAAATAGTCCTGCGCAACCTACACTTGTGAGCTACGCACTTTTCACGTAGCCGTTCAGTTACGACAGGATATTTTTCTGATGCAAAGGTACTACCTTTTTTGCTATCTTCAAAATAAAAACGAAAAAATCTGCTTTTTAGTTCATCAAATCATCAAAAAAGAGCCTTGCCTTTCGGCAAAGCTCAGAGAGTGAGGAGAGAGGCTTGGGGTCAGATGTTGCGGAACACGTTGTTGTTGGCTCCCATGGAGTAGTCGTACATGAACAGCTCCCGTGCGAAGGCTTCATAATCGAAGTAGCGTTCGAGGCCGCCCATCGTCCTTTCGAGGTCGTAGCACTCGCTGACGATGTGCCGGGCGAAGTCTTCTTCGCTGTCCCACTCTCCGCAGTAGGCTTCCTCGAAGCGGTCGAGCTCGTCGTGGAACTCCATGTAGTCGTCGACGGCTTCCTGGCCGTGCTTGTCGCACATATCCGAGTATTCGAGGATATGGTCGAAGTCGTCCTCTGACATGAATCCCTCGTTGAACCATTGGCGAGGGAATCCCTCGTAGTCCTGCGCCATCAGCTCAGGGTCGGCCTCGTCGGCGTGGATCGCCTTGCAGAAGTCGGTGAAATCGTCGTAGGAGTTGAAGCTGCTGAGGTCAATCCACAGACCGCAGAGCGAGCCGTCGTTGTACTTGCCGTAAGTACCGACGTAGACTGAGGGTTCGCCGTCGCACTCGCTCTTGTGTTCAGCGATGGCATCTGCGAGTTCGGCCACAGTGTAGCCCAGTTCTTCGAGTCGCTTCTCGACTCTCGGCGTGATGTTGAGTTCTCCGAATTGTAGTCTCATTTCTGTAAGATTTTGAGGGTTTGACATTGTGTTCATTTTTTGAGTTTTACGAACAAATCAAAGCACAGGCATCAGGGAGGCTACGGCAAGGCCGGGCTGAGTCCTCGGAAGCGGAGCGAGAATGTCAGACCGTGCATTTTAGCCTTGACATGACTACCGCCTGTGCTAACTTTGTGATGGAAAACTAAATGAACACGATGTCCCGAAGATTTCCAAGGTGAGAATACAGGTGAACTTAACATCCAAGAGTCAGAAGAACCGAAGAACATGGGCGTGGCCGGACTCGTGATGTTATCGCCCAAGAGCGTGTGCAGGTGAACCCCTATGTCGGTGCTTACAATGTTGGCAAGTACATCGGCGGCGTGTCGTATGTGGATAGACCGGTGCGGCTCAACTTCGCAGACACCACTCCCTGCAAGGCGTTCCACATAGACGCGGACGCGCCCATTCCTTAATCAATGGCGCAGGACTGCGAAGGAGTCAACCGCATTCCGCTTTCTTCAACGAGGGGTTTATGTCAGAGGCCGACGCCCTCCGCTTTGTGCGACAAGCACAGCCAATAAGCCGTCATTCCGCTTTCTTTGGAGTTCCACCACGGGCCCGACCCCCGCAGGGCTACTGCGGAGCGTGGGACAGGTACTCGGCACATCATAAGCTGAGCGCGAAGAAGATGGGCGGACTGCTGCTTCGCTTATGAAGCCTCGCACACCGCTTTCCCTCATGCACGGCCACTCCATAGGAGCCGACATTCCGCTGAAAAAGTTCCGCGACACCTGACCCTGATCCGACCCCTCGCTCGCTTTGCCGAAAGGCAAGGCTCGCAATCCTATAAAGAACCGCCGACGCATCACGCGCCAGCGGAAAAATAAACTTCAAAATCTGTAATGACCTTTGCCGCATCCCTGCGGCAGACTGATTGGGACTGGTTTTTGATGCAAAAGTTATATCACGCACGGCACCATCGACTTGATGGAGACGTGCTTAATTTCGTAGGCATAACCGGCGGCATCGCCCGACGGTATGCCGGTCTGCTGATTGCACTCCACCTGCGGTTGCGGCGCTTCGAGCGAGCCGATAAGATAGGATTGTCCGTTAACATCGGTAACGACGAATCCGAGCGAGGCAGACCGGGGAAGTTTCTGCGAAGTCAGGAACTTCAAGGTGGCGGTGTCCTCGTACCCGGCACCGTCCTTCTTGGTCTTGCACTCGCACTGAGGCTCGTCGAAGAACTCTATCGGGTGAATGTCCGTAAGGACGACCACCGACATTCCGCAGATGGCCGAGAGGTCAACGCGCCTCGGCAGGTGTCGGCAGTCGACCCAGCCGATGGCCTTTATACCGGGAAGTATCTGAGTTGTTGTTCGCATTATCGTAGAAATCGTAGAATTGAAAAATCCGACCGCTGGAATCAATGTGATTTTTTGCGGATATATTGCTTTTTCGCCCTGTCGCGCATCATGTAGATGTTGCGCTGCCGCTGATAGCGTTTGGCGATGGCGTTCCAGTTCTTCTCCGTCGGGTCGATGCGGTGCTTCTCCATCCACGCATAAATCAGCTCGTCCTGACGCTTGCCTATCTTACCGAAGTGGTGCAGTTCCTCCCAAAGCTGAATGTCGAAGCGGTTGCGGATGATATTCAGCAAAAGAGCCAGTGCTCGAGGCGGCAGGTAATTGTAGACCTCCGGCGGACGGTTTCGGAACGTAGGAATCCTGACCGCGAGTTTATCCGGGGCGAACACCTCCGGCTCGATGTCGTCCGGCAGCTTCTCCAGATATGTTTCAAGAGCCTTGCTCTCGACGGAGCCGCGAAGAAGATGCACCGGCCTCTCGCCGCCGTGTTCGTTTACGAACCACTGCGCGAGGTAGTCTTCAAGCGGTAAATAGATGCAAAGGTCGCTCAT